GTATTAGAAACTTTGCATCACTTTCAGCTAAACTCATGTCCGCTCCAACTTCATACTATATGAACTAGTGTTCTCTAAATAAGGTAACAGCAAATTATAAACACGAGTGTATTGAGTTTTCTGGTCTGAATATTTATCATACTCTTTTTCCATCGGACCAATTTTCTTTTTGATTACTCTTTGCTCTACATCTATCAGTAAATCTCCACTATTTGCTTTAAAAGCAAGTTCACACGTTGCTTGACGTAATCTATCCATGTCAATTTCATCTTCATTATCATCTATACGAGGGAATTGTAAACCCTGTGTAGTTGTTAATGATGTACCGATAAAAGCACCATAGTAAACCGTTTCGATGTAATCAGTTGCTAAGATAGAATAAGACTCTTTTAGAGCCATTGTTAAATCTGTAGCTTCCGTATTTCCTCTATCGGTAAAGTAGGCATCAAAATAGGCTTCAGTAATATAAGAGTTTGCACCCGTGATACCTGTTCCGTCTTCTGGAGTAAAAGCCATTATGCTATACCTATTTTAACCTTAATCGCTGAAACCGCTTCATCTTTAGTTACATAGACTATTCCTAATCTACCTGCTACAAATCTAACATCATCTGCTAAAAGTGTATCAAGTTTAGTAATAAAGTCTTTGTACTTTTCGCCGTCACTTACATAAATTCTGGCTTCCAAAGCAGGTTCTACTTTTTTAGAGTTAGGCTTCTTTTTAGAATACTTCTTAGTAGCCAACCATTCATTGACGTCAACGGCGTGAGGTACATCGTACGCTTTACCGTTCTTATCGTACAATAGCATAATTAAATCTTACTAATAAATGCTGTGTAAGTAACACCTGTAGCCGCTGTATTAACTTTAGTTACTGTTACCTGAAAGAATTCAGCTCCAGTTATTGCACGTTCTATTTGCTCAGATGTGAAACCAATTTGTGCTTGTTCATCAACTGAAACAATAATAGGTTCGCCAATTGGCACATAAGTACCACCAACCGTGCTACAAATTTCAAGCTGTATAGAGTGATAGTCTGTTCCAGACGGTGTCCCTGTGATTGAGCCTATATTGATTACTGCTACATAAGAAGCACTACCAATATTTAAGCCAACAATGTTGACTGCTGTACATGTCGCAGTTGTTGTAACTGCTTCGTCCTCTACGATTAAACCTAATGCGTCAAATGTTAAATTTGCCATTTTTTCCCCTTATGCTGTTGTTGCAACATCTGTGATGCCGCTGATTCTTACCGCTGATTTTGGAGAAAATACACCAAATCCACATAACCACTCAATACGAGTTCTTAACGCTGGTTTAGTGTCAAGTTCTCCTAAATCACGAACTTCCATACCACCATTTTCAATACCTTGAACACGGTTAGGAGCGATAGCAAGTACATATACTGATGTAGTTGAGTTTGCCTCCCCATAACCTAGTATTTGAGCACCAGTGTTATCTTCATCTACTAAAAGAATTGGAATCTCGTTATACATTGTAACTTGCTTACCAAATTCATCAATAGAGTAACTAATAGCATTAAGAGTTCTTCCGTACGCTGTTAAGTGACGTCTTTGTGATTTACTCATAGCTAGATAATTTGCACCATCTACACCATCAATAGCTTCATCAAGTTTAGATATTTTTAGACCAGCATCTCCATTAACAACTACACCTGTGCCTGTTAATCTCTTTTGTAAACCGTCAAACTCACGAACCTCTGTTTCACTATCACCCTTAAAGAATGTTTTTGTCCAAAATAAAGCCAATGCTTTAATTTTCATTCCCTCTTGGATAGTTCTTTGAACAGCACCACGAGTTTTTATAATTGATGTATCAACATCTAAATCACCACCACCTATTACAAGTGTTTCTGTTTTAGGATTGATTATCCCTGTGCCTTCATCAAAAGATTCATTAACACCACGAAATGCGATTCCTGGAAGTGTTTCTTCTACGTTATATCCAAGTGCGTTACCTGGAATATTCTCGAACATCAATACTCTTAGTAAATCCGATGTTTCAGCGAACTTCGCCATCACCCCTGCTTTGTATGTATCATCTACCGTTTTAGATGTTATTTTCCTTTTATTTATTTACGACCTTCGCTCATCATTTGCTCAGGACTCATATTATCTCTATTGACGTTATCGCCACCGCTCTTATCTCCACCACCTGCACCGCCACCACTATTAGGGTTTGCGGTTACGAGGTTTTTACTCGCTGGGTCTGCTAGAAAATCAGTATTGATATAGTCATGAAGGGTTTTACTGCCTATCATAGCGACTCCATCCGTTACTTCTACACCTTTACTTTCAATAGCCATCATTGCCAACTCTAAAGCTCCATCGTTTAACTTATGTCTCTCTAGTGAATTTAAACTTTTTGACATTGCATCGGTTACGATTAGCTTTCTAAGACTTCCATCTTTTTCAGCTATTAGCCCGTTTGCTTTTTCAAAATCTTTTGTCAAACCTGTATTAGCTTTTTCAAGCTTTTTGTAGTCCGCTTCAAGATTATCAAAACTGTCTCTTAATTTGAAATACTCATCGGCATCAACCTCTTTGTACTTCTTTTCAAGTTTCTTTTTTTCATCTAAAATAGTTTTCTTACTGTCAGCAAGAGATTCTATTTTGTCGTTCGCCTTATCAAGCTCAGCTTGTAATTCTTCTATAGTCATATCGATATTCCTCAGGAATGATTTAAAAGCATTTCAAACGCTCTATGGCTAATTATAGCATAACTTAGATAAATATTAAAATTCTTTATTCACATCTTTTTCACACTGTGAATAACTGCCTATTTGTAGTGTTTTATCAGCAATTGTTAGAGTTTACTGTATTGACTTATTCACATCGAGTATATTTTATGTGAATAACTATGTGAATAACTTTTGTATTATTGAGTTATTCACATCTATTCACATTGACACATTTTATAATCATGGTATAATTTTTACCGAACAGTTACTCTTTTTTCTTTTGCATTTCTTTTTTCTTTCAGATTAGATACTGCACTAGATGATACTAAAAGAGAGTAATATATTAAAAGGGGCAGAAGATGAAGAACGGTAAATTGAAGAAGAAATACATAAGGGCAATTTATAAAAATGATTTAGTAACAATGAACAACATGGAAGATAAGCATTCTTGGATTCATTTCTTTAGACCTAAATGGAAGCGAAAAGCAAGAGAGCCTGTAATAGGTTGGTCGCATCCGATGAGAGTAGAGAATCCTCTTGGTGTTGTAAGGGTTAGTTGTAGTGTTTGATGAAATTAAGAGAAAAATAACTAGATTGTAAAAGGATTGAGAGAGATGATAAAAAAGCAAATAATAGAAGTGATTCAGAAAATATTTAGTCAAGGCACTTTTGTAGTAGAAACATTTAACGAGGGTTTACTTGTTGAACTAATGGAGCTAAATAATACTCCGATAACAAACATTGAAGCTAATGGAAGAAAAGACTTTAATCACATAGAAAGCGAAGCAAATGAATCTTATATAAGTATAGAGGACTTTGAGAAATATGCTGAAAAAAGAATTAGCGAAACTTATGATTTTGGAACTAATAGAATATGTGAAAATTGCAAGTTTGTGAAGCAATATTTTGACGGAAACTCAATCACAACTGAATGTGAACTTTTACTTATGGAAATTGATGAAGACTTTGGGTGCAATAAGTGGGAACTTAAGAATACTTAGCCCTCAACTCGGCAAGGTCAAGGACTCTATTGTCTTGACCGACTAACTGTATTTCTCAGTAAGCTCTTTAACAGATATTTCGATTCCCTCTTGATTTACGAGGTCATTGAAATTTATTTTACCGTCTTTGTAGAGTTTGTATCTTGATATACCTAGGTATTTTTCTTGTTGTGCTTTAGTCTTTGATTCAAACCATTTAGTGAATGGAATATCTGCACGAATTTGTCCATCTAATGAACTTCTTGTACCTACATCTATTTCTTCTATTGGTATTCCTAGCTCTTTAAATGTCTTTAGCACAACTGTATATTTAAGTCTGCAATTCGGATGACGGGGGGCTGGTTCATAAGGGTGTAATTTAGCTTTTTCGTTTAGTGGTTTTAAATCTAAAGAATATAATGCAGTATCACGCACCGCACAACCGAACGAAGTGAGAAAATCAATAACAGCGTTTGCTTCTTTGCCTCGTATTACATCAGAGTTAGCATCCCAAACAGCGTCATTCGCTTCATTGCTAATCATTGAAACAGCTGTACGAGTCCATGACTTAGCATGATTTACATTTACTCCCATTATATCGTTTACATTTTGAGCGATTTCCGCATTATTCCTGCCATTTGTAACACTTAGCTTAATAGCACCCTCTAAATCACTTTCCATTCGCTTATCTACACCACCAAACCATTTATCAAGAGTATCGGCTCTTTTCCCGTCTGATAATAAAGTGACGTTCATAATATTTCTAATAGTAGCTTCTGGTGGTATCTTAGAAAATACAACAGCCCCGACCGCTTTATTAGTTGATGATATTGCAAAAGCTGATTCAGTTACCGCTAACTCTTCTAAATCGTCGAATATGAAGTTAATATCGGGTGTAACCCTTTTCTTTAACTCTTTGATTGTGGTTTCCATATTTCGCAATGTTACGGGTCTGGCAGTTTTGATGGAGTCTACAATTTCATCAATGATGTCAGTGTAAACGTCTGCTACCTGTCTTGATAAGCCGTTTGAAACACGCTGTAAAATAAGAGAGCGTGTGATAGCTATATCTGAGAGAACATCACTTATATTAGCCATTAGTCAACCGATATTAAATTCATATTCATATAGTCGACTGTTAAATTGCTTGTGTCGCCTACATTAGCTATCCAAAACTCAATATAATCGTTTTCTTCTAGCTCTGGCATACAACTTAATGGAATATTCCCGACTCTTGTTCCAACTCCTATCTGTTGCTGTTCACTTGCCGCTACTGTTGTATCATTAACTGCGAATCTTGCTCTAACTGTTTGATTATTTCCGACCGATGTTACACTACAAACAATATCTACTTTAAATATTCTTTTCTCTTTCCCAGTATATAAAAATCTGTTATTTCCAACTATCGTAAAATCTGCCGAGGCTGTTATCTCTGTTGTTGTTCCTGCAACTTTTA